ACATTCACCGCTGTCTAAATCACAAACTTGTTTAGACCCATTTCCAAGGTCTTTTTCTGATATCCTTGTGTTTTTCCCAAGGTAACTGTCTAAAATATTTTTTACTGAGCCCATAATTATTTTTCTATATAAATATATGAATAATCGATATTGTTATATATTAGAGTTAACTAGTTCTATCATTTTTTTTGTTAATTCTTTATACACATTTTTATTTGTTGATTTTTCATAAGAACCTTCATTAATTACTGGCCAAAAATCATACACAAACATAGATAGTTTTTCTGAATTATCATTCAGATTAGTATTATCTGTTGATGTTATATTATTTAGTGATTGTAGTTTTATTAATCTATCACTCATTCTAGTTGCAATAAAATCAACACAATCTTCAAAATTGAAGAAGGTTGCTAAAGGATATTGTTCGGGCGGTGTGGTTGCGGTTGTCATGCAAATATAATTTTGTTTCAATGAACTTTTGTTTGCAAATGTAACATCATTACCCGCAGAGTCTTTCAAGTTCAATTTCAAGCCGGCATAGTTATTTTCATAAGATTCAAAATATGTGTATTCGGGACTCACTGCGGTTTCCTGACCCATTATTGTCATTATGACATAAATTAAATCATTTGAGGTTCCGTATTTAGTTTTTATAAAGTTGATAACTTCAGAAGCGGTAACTTTAGTTTTTTGTGGTGATGAAATTAATGAAAAATCAGAAAAGGCCGTACTAGCTGAGCATGTTGGTGATTTAGCATTTTCGGATTTACTTACCGTGTTGTTAACTTTTGAAGCATCTGCTTCGGTAGCATTATTATCTACGCTTTGATTTTCTTGAGTTGATTGTTGTTTGAAACTTGTTTTAAAATAGTCTATAAAACTTTTTCTTATTGTTTCAAGTGGGTCAGTTACTTTTGGATATGAATAAACACTTTGTCTTATACCATCAAATTTTGTTGTGAATGAGCCAGGATTTATCGAATGATTTACGGAAGTAATCATATATGGTCCGTTGAATAACGGTATGTGTTCCAAATTAAAATACATAGTAGGTTGGATTAAGACATTACCCATCATTGTAATATCACATTTGTAAGACCTGCTACTGTAAATGTCATACATAGACAAATACTGGCTAGAACCTCCCCTTCCTTCACCCAAACTCGCTAACCTTGATAAGGCATCCAAAGTTTCT